CAGCCGCCATGCCTGTGGCTACATCATTACCCTTCTTCCCGGCAAATTTATCCGTAAATGCTTTAAATACATTCGCCAGCTGTACCAGTTTTCCCATCAGGGTATTGATCACCTTGATTGCCGGTGTCAGGACGTTGATCAATCCCTGACCGATTGCCGCCATAAAAGACTCAGTCTGCAGCTTCAGGATTCTGACCTGATTGGCCCAGCCATCAGAAGTCCGCATAAAGTCCCCAGATGCCGTCGCCAGTTTACTCTGAACAAAGGAATACCGTAGGGCTACCTTTTCTGCCTCCGACATAGCCGCAGTGGTCTTCCCGTAGCCGTTGGCCATAGCATAGGCATCCAGTGCCGTCTGTGTCATGACGACACCAAGATCTTTCAGACTCTCTGTTTCTCCAGTGAATACCGATTTCAGCTTTGTATATGCTTCGTCCTGAGATATGTTATAAAAGGATGCCACATCTCCCGCCAGTCCTGTCAGAGTGGTAGACATATCGTATGCCTGCTTCTCGCTGAATCCGAAAGCCTTGGCCATTGCACCGAAGGTTCCTGTGTACCTCTTGGCCATCGTCTCGGACAGTCCAAATGCAGTTGCGGCATTCTGCGCAAATTTATCTACCTGCTTTGACATTGCCGGGAATGTTACGTCCACAACATTTTGCACTTCACTCAGATCTGATCCCAGTTCGATACACTTCTCACTGAAATCTACGAGCTTTTTTACAGCAAAAGCGGCAGCCAGTTTCTTACCTACTTTCGTAGCCAGGCTCTGGATGCCGCTCATCTGCTTATTAAAGTCCTTTTTATTTACGACCAGATCTAATCCGATCTGTCCAACGCTTGTAGCTTCACTCATAACCAGCCTGCCTTCTAAGACAGGCACATCGGCACAGCGTCTTATAACTTCAACTCAAAAATCTTTTTACAGTCCTTATTTTTACAGCGGAAATAAATTCCTCTGCAATGTGCATCTTCCGTCTGCATTGCATTCACCGGATGCCCACAGTAAGGACACACTACTTTTTTCTTATCTACTTTTTCAATGTATATCGCCCCCTGCCAGAGAAATGAACGCATTCTTCAGTTGATCAAGGACTGCTGCCATATTATCAGGCGCTACCTTTTTTGCTCTGTTTGCACGCCATTCATTCCTGATTCTGTGTTGTTCCGGAGTAAAATGGTCTAAAATATCCTTATCCTCCTCGGCCCTGATTGCTACAATCCGTCCCAGCGGTGTCTCCGGTCCAATTCCAATAAGAAGATCCCTAAACTCATCCCACTTCATGGTATCAATTTCTTTTGACAGCCGGATCCCGTACTGCGCCTGGAAGGATGATACGATCAGACTGTAATCTCCGATCAGATCATAGTACGGGTCACTGCTCTCCCGGCTCTTCGTCTCCCGTGATCATGTCTACTGCTGCCATGATGATTGTCTGGAAATCCTTGAACTGGAGATTCAGTTTATCGATCTTTTTCCGATCCTTCTCATTAAAAATCAGTTCATATACCGCCAACACTTCTTTAGCTGATGCACCCTTCGAAAAAATACCCATGATCTTCAGCACAGTGGCTGCATCGGAATTTACTTCTACGGTAACATCCTTAACCTTCAATACCGGGTTCTCGTCAAAACTCAGCTTTTCTGTAATATCTACGATTTTCTTTGCCATAATAGCCTCCTGTTTTTATGCTGCGGGAGTAATCTCAGGTTTTCCATTGCTCATAATATCGAATTCCAACGGTGCCACAGCTGTAGAGTCTCCTGCTCCAATGTTCTTTACGTTCACCACTGCTCCGGCAAACAGCACCACGGTTCCGTCGGGGAATGTCCACTGGACATCTTTCTCTGCAGAGCGACCGTTTACCCACGCAAGTGCTGCTACAGCATCATTACCGGCATCTCCTACGTTACGTTTCGCAGTTACGGATATGGTAACTCCCTTACTGGTAAGCAGGCGTCTCACCCATCCTTTTTCTGTAAACGGATGCCATTCCTCTACTCCATTATCGAAAGATACACTGAATGTCTCGCAGTCCGCAATATCAACCATTTTCTTTTCGACACCGCTTGCTGCCGCATTGATCTGGAACTGGTTTTCATAGCATGGATATACTCCTGTAATAGGTGTGCTCATTCTTTTTCACCTTTTCCTTTCTCATAAATAACAGCCATCTCTATGACCCATTCGCAGATACCGGCATCATCTTTTCCGACATCCTGCGGTTCATAAAGAGGCTGTATAAATTTTATCAACTGATTGTTGACCGTTACATTTCTTGCAGCCTTCACCGCATCAAATGCTGTCATGGCTGTCTTCTCTGACTCTCTCGGCGAATTATTCCAGTGAATCAACAGGGTGACATATTTTGTCCCGTAAGATACAAGTTGTGGTCCTCCTAATGCTGTCTTATACTCCTGCTGATGTTTGCTGTTATAAACACCGATGGACTTCTCCTGCTTGTCCGGCAGGCTTCCCATATATACATGGTCTGCCAGTTCAATGGATTCCACATAATCCCGCACATCCGATAACATCATAATCCGGCAATCCTCCTGTATATTTGTTTGTATGCCTTTTGGCAGTACTCTGATTTCTTCCCAGAGATCCAGTCCTCATACCATTCGCCTCTTGCATTCGGATTCTCCGTCTTCTGGAAATGATATTCCGGGTGAAAATAAAGCCGTCTTGCATAGGGTGTGCTGGATATGATACTGACTTTTCCCTGGCTGCTCTCCGAATAATCGACAAAAGTGCTCTCGTTTTGCAGATTGCCGGTATCCCTTGGGAACACCTGTGCCTGCACCACATTGGTATGTAATGCCTCAGCGGTCTGCTCTAAAGCCATCACCTGTGCTCTCGTCAATTGTTGGATCTTCGGAAAATTCATCTTTACTGTGGAGTTTACACTGATCATACCAACAGCACCTCCGTATAGTTGACTGTTCCGTCCGGGTTTCTCGACTTACGCCCTTCCAGAATCCTGCGCTTACCCCCAAATATCACAGCACTTCCTCCGGATATAACCGGAAGTTCCGGGCAAATATCTCCTGGAAACAATGCTGCTCCTGTAATCTCTATCAGTTTCTTCTCGGCTGTCAGCACAGTCTTGGCTTTGTCCTGATAGTTACATTTTCCGGAATATTCCACCGGCTTCAATGGCTCCCCGTATTTGTTCAGTCCTTCCTGATCTATCGCAACAGAGATATCTGTCTTGCATAATCTTTTGGGCACCAGACACGGATATTTCATGGAATCACCTCGCAATTCTGCAACACAGACCCGTCTGCATCAGCAACGAATAGACATCCCGCTTCATGGCAATACCTTTTTCCATGAAAATATTCCAGGAACTTCCAAACTGTGCGGATACTCCATTTATGCTATAGCCGGATAAAATCGTATTGATTTCATCTGCATTCTCATATTCGAAATCTGCCTGCATGCAGACAACCTCTTTGATGGTCTCCTTTTGAAAAGCTGTCATATGGTCGAATCCTGCTGCCACAATCCGGTTAAATGTCAGGCTGTCAATATGCCGGGAGGCCTGACGAAGTGCTCTTTCAAGCTCTCCGTCAGGAATCACGCTACCATTATAGCTATCTTTATATTCTTCTTTTCTTACATAAGGTTTGTAGGACATATGCCCTCCTTACTCCCCGGTATACTCCGCGGTATCCACATCTACATAAACGCTATCCACTTTGTTGTCACGTCCATTCGGGAATACAAAGGTATCAGACAGAGATCTGTTCTGGTACAGGTATCCGTCTCCTTCGGTATGTGTTCCGGGATTGAAATAATAGATAGAAGCGATCTTGGGAACCGTCTTACAGGTCTGTCCGCATGCCACCAGTACATTGATCTTATGAGCTCCAGTTACTGCTTCGATATTATGCGTGCTGTCTGCTGCAACTTTTTTCAGAGGAGCAAATCCACCCTCAGCAGGCTCCCAGTCAAATGCATCATAGAAACGCTCATCATCGATAACTTCCATGATGGGTACGCCATCGATGTCTGTCACTCTGGTCTCGATACCAATACCGCCCTCAGCAATCTGTGTAAGTTCAATCTTACGGGTAAACTCAGTGGACTGCTCCAGTGCATCCATAATGGGACTGGCCACATACATAAGCAGGCTGCCATTTGCCTTGTACCGTCTCAACTTACCTTTTGCAAGTATATCCTTCAGCATTCCGAATACCTTTGCCTTGGTATAAGCTGAAATAGCAGTCTCGCTGTGGTATCCCTCTGTCTTCTGTGCCACCTGTGCCACACGGGAGAAGAACAGTGCATCTGTCTCAGGCACTACCTGAGTCTGTTCAAAGGTTTTGGAAATATTCTGCATGGATGCTGTTGCGTTGGTCTCATCCACATCTGCCTTGTCTACCAGGAACTGAACGTCTCTGTCATGGCTTACCGTAAAAGGAACATCTGTCTGATCGAAGGATCCCGTGTTCCAACCACCGGTTCTCTTGTGATTCTTATAACCTGTGGTGCTCATCTGTGTAAAGTGGAATGTCTTCGCATCCAGCCATCTTACATTAGATGTAATAAAGGGAGATGTTAACGCTCCCTGCATCAGGATCTGCAGGAGTTCAGGACTCCACTGCTGTGCATAGTTTAAATTAGGCATATCTTATACCTTCCTTTCCTTAGTTCCACCGATTCCATCTTTTGGTCGGTGTCTGTGTCTGTTGTACAGTCGCCTGCTGCGTATGCTGCGAAGGATCTCCTCCTGTTCCCACATGAAGGAAACCGGTAGTATCTGTCTCCTGCGGCTTTAATGCAGGAATATCCTCCAGCACCTTATTCAGCGCTTCCGTAAGTTTCTCGTTACTGATCTTTCCATCCTGTCCTACTGTCTGGCTGAAATCTGCCATCTTCAGTACATAGGGAATGGATGTTACACTGATTCCCAGTCCGACTGCTGCCATCGTCGCTGCCTGTTGGATCTGTGCCTGTCTTGCCTCAGCTGCTGCGGTTGCAGCCTGTTGTTGCAATGCTTCCACATTCGGCTGATTTGCCGCCTTCTGTTCCTTGAAGGTTGCTATAGCCTGTTCCACCTCCTGTTGGGAAAGCCCCTGCTGCTTGAAATAGGCTTTCAATGCCGTATCCTCTTTTGCCGCAAGCGTTCCATCCAACATCTGCTGGATTTTTCCATAGTCAATCTGCGGTGCTACATTCTGCTGTGACTGCTGATCAGTCTGTTCTCCTGACGGTGCTCCGCCCTGGCTCCCATCAGGGTTTAAGAATCTTCTTACTGTCTTGTAAAACATAACGTACTCCTTTCCATTTTGAGGGTGTCACCCTTACTGCGATCCATTGTCTTCGGTGTCTCCGGCCACGCTGCAGTTTATTGCCTTGCTCGTGTTTGGGCATAAAAAAACACGCAGTGAAGCGTGTTGATTACAGATGATTTGTTGCACCGGTGCAATTTTACTTTTCTACCACACAGATGTCATATTCCTGTGCACAAGTATGTTCAATCCGACATCCCCTCGCATCCTGCCATCCCTCGGCGAAATATGCAATGTCTGCCTGTGCGAGCAGTTCCAGCGATTTTCCCAAAAACCACAACGGCTTTGCATCTGCCGGTGCCCCCTCAAAGAAAGAGTCTATCACCTCCACCGGTTCTCCGACTGCCTGTTCCGCTTCCCTGATAGCCTGCTGCCTCTCTTCCTTGATTGCCTCATCCGTTTTTCCCTTCATAGGCTGGCTGATAAATAATTTCTTCATGTTTTTTCATCCTTTCTTTTTGGCATAAAAATACCACCAATCTACTGACTGGTGGCTTCGTGTTCTCTTATCATTTTTCGCAAACGGTCTTTATAGTCTTCGTAGCTTCTATCTTTTCCAAGGATATAGGCTGCATCCGCTCTGGTCCCAAATAATAGTACCTTTTCCCGTAATTCATGCAATTCCTTATCATTCTTCATCTTTTCTACGAATTCTTTCTTCAGCATAATTATCCCCGTAATATTTTAAAAAATGTTTCATATATCTCTGGTAGTTCATTTTTTATAAAACTTACAGTTTCATCATCCCCTTGATACAATGCTGCAAACACGTCTGCAAATATTTCCAGCTCTGTGTACCCCGGTTTACCTATATATTGTGATTCATGTCCGTATAACCCAATCACCTTGTTGTCTGTTATGCATGACATAATATCACTAACGAAATAATCGTACTCTAAATCCCCATTTTTATCAAGTCTACTTTGATATCTTTCCTTTGATTCCAAAATCCTTTTTTCTGTACTCTTAATTGCTTCTGAGAATTCAGTATGCATAGGACTACCGTATTCATTGTGGTCAATTCTATGGGCTAATTCATGTGCTAATACAGCCCTATAGTTCTCCTCCTCATATTGTGGATGTTTCGGATTGACAAATATCAAATCATTATCAAGATCATACGAAAAGGCATATTCTGACTTTCCATCTATCTGAATGCACTCATCTGTTGTGTACTGATCCATTAAATCTATCATGATCTGCGGAGTATCCGATCTCGGTACTTTCACCTCATCAGGAACTTTATACCGAACTTCTGTTTCCTGACTCCATTCTTTTTCCTTCTCGCAATACTTGCTTTTATTCTCAGGATCCAGTGAAAATGATGCTAATCTATGGAATTTCTTCTCCTGTCTCTCCGCATATTGCTGTCTTGCTTCTTTCCTGTTCTGTTCTTCGATATCTTCTATGTCTTTTTTACTGTATTCATTATCCAAATCCTCCAGTTCTGGAAAATAGGTAGTGTGGCTGTCTCTGCATCTAGGGTGGTATAGTCCTGCCGCGATTGCCGCGCTCATCAGTGGATATGGTCCGTCCTTAGCACTTCCACCGCTCCATACATCATCGATCAGTATCTTACCAACAAACGGTAAACACTTTGGGCAGGGATTTCCACGTTTATTCATGATCACCGTGGATATCCCCCATTCCTGCCTTTTCTGCCCTTCCCCCTGCAGGTATGCACGCTTACTGGCTGTCCGTATTGCCATGTCCGCATAGTCTGCCAATGTGTGCCTGGATCCATTGGCATATTCCACACAGTTAAGACCAGCGGCAATGAAATCCTTTGTAGCCATGTCTACCGCCTTCTCATAAGTCCCTGCTCCACTGTTGGCATATACCTGAGCATTAAAAATAATCTTGCGATATTGGTCATTTGCCATGCGCAGGACGGCTGTCTCAGCCTTTTCCATGTCTGATGTGGTCGCCCGGATCAGCGCCTCCAGCTTCCTCTGGTTCAACCGGAAGAATGCCGCCGATGCTCCCGGACTTACTCTTCTTGCCTGGAAACCTTTCTTTATAGCCTCCAGTATGGCTATCTCCTGCTCCATATCTCCTTCATCCCTGGCAGTACTGATCAGTGCTTCGATTCGGTTATTGATATCCTTGAATTTCGCACCGAACCGCTCCTGATTCTCTTTTCTGTACTTTTCCAGTGCCCGGAGTTGTTCTGCCTGCCACATGGACCACTGCTTGTCCTCATCGATTTCCTCAATCTTATGTCTTCGCATATTCCGGATCATGGAAGCAATGAGTTCATTCTCAATAGCTTGGAATGCTGCTCCGATATCATATTCTGAATTTATCTTAGGCATCTAATCACCTGCCGTTTGCATATACCTTGAATCCCTGGCTTTTAAACTGTCTGGTCAATGTCTTGATCTGCGTGACGCTGGTACAATGATCACATCGGAGTTCCGCATAATTACCTTTTTCCACTGCATAGATTCCTTTCGGGACCTGCTCACTGGCCACCTTCAGGAGCCCCTGGTATTCCTCCCGGTTCATCCGGTATGTTTTTTTCGCTACTTTTACTTCCATCACTGCCTCCTGTAAATCCGTTTATCCTGAATTCTCCTGCATCCGTCCTGATTTCCGGCTCCGGAATACTCTGAATACCCTGCTCTGCCTTGAGCCTTGCGATCTCTTCCTTTTTGCAATCATCATCCAGACTGTCACCATACAATTCCTCCACACAGCGCTCAATGCTCATGATTCCGCTCTGCTTTGCCTTACCAACTGTTTCCACCTGAGATTCAAATGAAGGATTGGCATATTCTCCAAATGGGAGATTTACCTCTACACTTTCCACTGCCTCATTCTTCATCAGGTGATATGCGTTGATACACATGGATACTACCTGTGGCAATACTGTCTGAAGAGTTTCCACGATAATATTTCTTGTGTACAGCGTTGTTTTTTCCTTTTCACGCTGCGCTTCTGCATTATCCAGTTTTTTTACATCAATCCCCAGTGTAGAAGGACTGATGATCCCCTGCAGGCAAAGGTCCAGTGCTGTACAGTAGGAAGCCTGATAGCTGTCATGAGGAATGCTCGGCTGGTCTGTACTGATTACGTTTTTCTGCCCTTCGCGCTGGTCTCCTTCTGCTGCAAAATATCTGTTATCGAACGGATTCGGTGTTATCGCAGCTCCTGTTTTCGGATCCCTCGGAACCAGACAGTCCGGAATATATGTTTTTGCTCTTCCTGCTCTCAGTGCATCCATCCACTGGCTCCATACTTCATCCAGCGCATCATAGCTGTCCACCTTTCCGTCAAAGATGCTTCCGCCACGTCCTTCATATTTTGCCGACTTATAGAACATCATAGGCACCGCCAGCATAACGCTTTTATCGAAGGTCACGTCTTCCAGTGAATCGGTTATCTGTAATGTAGTCAGCGGAACCTGTCTGTTATCCAGATACAGTTCGTTCTTTACATACCCATATCCATATATCTCATTGAGCACATATGTCTTGCCTCCTCCGCTGTATGGTGTCTTAAATATTACTTCCCTGACCTTGTCCTTTTTCCGGATGATTTCGACACGATCCCCGGCATACCATTCTAAAATAGGATACTTACTGAGCTCTGTATCAATGGACACTTTAAAAGCCCCGTCTCCGATATACAGCGTCTCTTTGATTGCATCCTCTATCTTATCGGCAAAGTTATTATTCTCAGGCTTTGCAATGTCTTTCCATATCTGTTTCTGCTTTTCATTCTCTGAGGAAAATTCAAATTCCCCCATATCCGGAAGGACTACTGCTGCCAGAGTTCTCACCGTAAGCGCCGGAACACCTGTGTGGATCTTGCGCATTTCCATCCCCGGTGTACTCTTGCTGGACCAGAATTTATATTTATCTGCATATTCCGCATTCTGCTCATAGAACTGCTCAAGTTCGTTGCTGTCACCACGATACCAGATGCGGTTTCGGATCGCATTCCCCTCGAAGTCCATCATCTCATTGATATTGAACACATAGGGATTCGCCGGAGAAACATTCAGCCAGCTCCGTATACCTCTTTTGATATTCTCATTTATCTTTTCCATCAGGTTCACCTCTGTTTATCCTCCTCGAATCCAATCATATTCCGGTATGGAATCCATCCGTACTGGTTTGCATTGATCGTATGGTCGTTCTTATCCTCCGGTACCGGGACATCCTCTTCCTCGTCCCATGAATAGCGTTCCAATTCCGAGATATGGTTTGTACAATCCTCAACTACCAGATAGCAGTCCTGCTGGATCCATCCCAGTTGTAAATTGATACGGTCCAGTATTGTTACCTTCTTGTAGGACTCAATGAAATTATAAAGGCACCCATGCAGGCGCTTATACTTCCGAAGTTCTGTTATTGTCGCCGCATCTGCGCAGTCAATAAAAGACTCTTTTGCAAATCCCCATTCCGATCTGCATCTATCCAGAAAAGCTATAAACTTTACCGCTGTGTCAGAAGGAGCCAGCGGCACACTGAGATCCGCATTGCTATATACCTTCTCAGCTAGTGTGATCAGCTTGCGGTCATCCGTAATGCCCTGGAAGATCATTGCAATAGTATCCGGAGATTTTGAGGAATATGATGTATCCAGTCCTGCTGTAAACTTCCTGAAACGGATATTCCCATCCGCAATCTGTTTCTTCACCCACGCAGCAGTAACAACATGTTTCTTTCTGACAAAGTTGGAGAATACCAACCCTGTCGCTTTTCCGCGGAGACCTTGAATCTTGTTTTTCCAAATTTTGGTACCCTTAGGTGTGTTTTGCAGGATCATCTGCAGCTTATCCGGTGGAAGGCCTGCATTGTCTTTAAAAGAAAAGAACCAATGGATCCATCCGTCCTTTGGCTCTTCTTTCAGTTCCTCTATGATTTCCTGCGGTGTCTCATCCTTCCATTCCGGAAGAGGACGCGCACAGTTGATATATTCTTTATACACCGGCAGTCCCGGATCATCCGGGTTCAGTGTTGCCATCAGATAATCACATCTCATGGATGCTTCTCTGACAAAATCTATGTCTGCGGTATTTACTTCATCTATGTACAGACAGCCATATTGTCCACCCAGGGCCTTCTTCCACTTTTTCTTGTTACCGTAGCCCAGCACATAAATTACTTTATCCCCATTGCCAGTATGCAGAATCAGATTCGGAATCTTATCGTCTTTGGTTCCGCTGCCGTTATACTCCACCAGGATCCCGAAATCATCCAATATACCAAGGTCCTTGTTGATGATGTTCTTCTCAGCAGTTCCGGTGTCATCCGCTGCAATGATATGCAGCTTCTTGGGGCTTTCCGCCACCTTAAGCATAAACTTGAAGATTCCTACCGTTGTTTTACCTGCCGCCGTGGTTCCTTCCAGGAATTCCACCGGAGCATCACATTTCAGGAATGCTTTGTATTTCTCTGACAACAGGAGCTTACTTGCGCTCATTACCCATCACCACGCATCTGTCTGATCAGGTCATCCAGTTTACTCTGTTCGGACTTGAGTTCTCCGGAGATCTGGACATCCTGTTTATCTCTCCATTTATCCGGTTTTCGGTTCTTCAACCAGAATATTTGGGCCGTGGTATCCGGCTCTACTTCTTTTACTTTTCGTTCCACAAGCATTTCTTTTGTTTTAGGGAACTTCTCTCTTACAAGCATCAGCTCATCATCTGTTGCCTCCGGATGCTCCAGTTTGTAGCGATTCATATATTCAAATAGCTTTTGACTATATTCTTCCTGCTCCATCGGAACGCTTACATATTTGTCTTCTGTATACCGATATCCCAGTGCCCTTTTCAAGAGCGCATTTTCCACTTGCAGGTCCACAACTTCCTTTCCCCTTTTTAGGGTGTCCGAAATGTCCGGATACAATTTTTTCCATTCATTTAATGTAGACCTAGAGATTCCCATATTACTAGCGATCTGCTCTTCTGTTAGTCCATCCCTTGTCCATCCTTCCAGCTTTAGTAAGCCTTCCGGTGTCAGCCAATATTTATATTTGCCTTTTGCCATCTGCTCACCATCTCTCTAAAGTTGCACCGGTGCAACTCCACGAAAAAAGGCAACGCAGCTATCTGCATTGCCCTGTCACTAATTTATCACGATACTATATTATCACATTTGACATGCGAAATCATGCCATCTTTTACTTTAACTCCCCAATATACCTTCCAATCTGTTCTATAGTCTTAAAAACTATCCTCTTCATTTGTCTCTCACTGTACGAGGCACCACCGATTTTTAGGTAGGGAATCGGTGCTCTGAGACCTTTACTCCAGTACCTGATTCTTATTACCTTCTGTTCTTCTGGTCGAAGAGAATTATATACAAATTCCACTGCCTCAATCTCTTTCTTGATCCGTTCATGGTATACGGATGTCATCTTCAGGGCTTTTGCCTCTGTGACAGACTGTGCCTTGTCTCTTTCCTTGGCAGGATCCGACGGACGACTGCTGCCTCCCGCCGGTGATGCCATAATGTCCGATATGTACTCCTCATATTCTTTCTTGCGTTGGGGATACCGTAATAATATAGTTTCGATAATCCTCCAGCTTGCTCTGTTAATTCTTTGCATCGATGCTTTCTCCTTTCTGTTGCACCGGTGCAATTTCCGGTGCGGTTGCTATGCTACTCTGTTATATTTGTGCTGCATCTCTTCGATGTCATCTATCAGGTAATACTGGACTGTCATGTCCGGCTTTGCATGTCCCAGTAATTTACTTACCAGCAATACATCCCCAGTCTTGCGATATAACACGCTTGCAAATGTCTTGCGATACACATGCACGGTTGCTGTTATTCGGGATACTCCGCCACGCACAGCCATCTCCTTAGCGAGCTTTTCAATGCCATACTCTTTCATTCTGTTATGCGGTGCCCGATCTGCCAAAAACAGCGGATCTGTCCCAGGCCTGTCCCCGATGTAATTTCGTAGTGCCATCACCGCCACCGGCGTAAGCATTCCGGTACGGTAGGTGTCTGTCTTCTCGGCATAGATTGATACCTGCTTATTTGTCAGATCAATATCTGACACGTTGAGGTAAGAGATTTCACCTACTCGCATGCCGGTACAAATCATCAATTCAAACAAAGCTTTTTCTTTCGGTGTCTGCAGTGCGTAGCGGATAGTTTCAACTTCCTCATCTGTCAATCGTACCTTCTTTTTCTTGATCTGCTTAACCTTATCTACTCCGTCAACAATATTGTCCTGGATATGCCTCTTTTTAAATGCCCAGGAAAAGAATGTGCATAAGTACCGGTATATTGTGGATTTATAATTGTGGCTGATGTGATCACGATAGGACCTTATAGCAAGATAATCTGTAATATCCTGCGCTGTCACATATTTATAATTCTTATTCACAAATTCGAAGAATTTCTTTATTATCCCAATATAGCTTCGTATTGTCCCTGCATGGAGTCCTGCTGCCACGCCGTCTACACAATACCTTTGCATTAACCACTCATTGTCATGCTCCATAGTCATAGGTAGCTGTTTGATCTCTGCCAGCTCAAAGTCCTGTAATTTTACATACAAGGTGATTTTCATGCGGTCAATCTGTTCCTTGCTTAAAAAATCGTTCAATTCATAGGCAACTTCGTTGATCAGGTCGTTTTTCGTCATAAGCGCACCTCTTTCATGTTGCCTAAGGTATCACATTATGATATGATGTCCTTAAGCAGTGAGCGGTAGATGCTATCTTTGGTCGGATGGTCTACCGCTGTTTTTATGTAACGATTGCAGTCCTTCTGCAGCTGGAATTTCAAATTGTGTATTGTGATACTTATTACACTTTTAACATTTTTCCTTTTTCTATCACTCCTTTCACTGTCCGGATGGATTCCGGGAATGCCGCTATTATTTTTTCGCAAAAATCCATCATCCCGTTCTCCTCCACTAAAACATAATGGCATTTCCTTCTTTGTGATATACTAAGCCATCTTGCAGCATTTCTTTCCACTCTTCCTTTGTTGCCTTGAATTTACCAAAGGTAGTTGCATTAACTTCGCACCATTTGCACAATTTGTCCAATGTTTCAAACACAGGGCTTATGGGGCTCCCTTCACTCGTAGTATCCCACAACTGATAGCCTTCTCCCTTCGGTGGTTCGCAGAGTTCCTTTAATTTGTCCTTAATTTGCTTGAAATACTCATCAAATTTAGGGCATCCATACTGTTCTGTATCAATCCCTTTGATCCTCGCAAACTCCTTACAATTTTCACAATATTCCTCATTTTGCGAAGATATACAAAACGAAATGTTATCTACAAAATATCCGTACCAAACTTTATGTAATGGATAATCAAAATCCAGTGGTACACGCTTCAATTCTCTTCCCATGTTTCTCCTCTCTGTTCCTAAAATTTCAGTTTACATGATTAACGATAGCTGTCCGTTTTCAACTTCATAATTCATCCACAGTGTTTCCGTCCTTGCACGTCCTCCCTCTGCTCTGGTATTCTTCTGAACCTTATTCCATCCCTGAAGTACATCGTTATACATATCATTATCATATCCTGATAGAAGAATTTTTCCCGGATGTTTAACCAACACGTTTAACAATTTTTCATGATCTGCATCCTTCATTTCATGTTTATAAAGATAATTTTTCCGAGTTCCGTGTAAATACGGCGGATCTGCATAAATAAAAACATCTTCCGTATCATATCTTTTTATCAATTCTAAGGCCGGTAAATTCTCAATCTGAACTCCCTTTAGTCTCTCAGTAGCCAGTTTCATTATTTCAGGAAGTTCGCTCCACGCTCTGGCCGGATTTGGAGAATTAGTCTGTTGGCCTGATTTAAAACCATTCTGATACAAATTCCCGCACCCAAATCCCATCCAGCATTTAACAGCAAATCGTCTCGCTCTCTCTAAATCATTATAAGATGGTTCATAGCTGCCTTATACTCTGACCTAGAAAATGGTGTAAATTCTATCGCACGTTCCAGTTCGTCACTTCGATCTCTCAATATGCGGAAGAAATTTACTATTTCTTCATCGATGTCATTAACTGTCTCAATGTGACTGCGCTGCTTATTAAAAAACACCGCCAAGCTACCAGCAAAAGGTTCTACATAAACATCATGCTTCGGTATGTATTCGCATATCCAAGATGCAAGACGATTCTTTGCTCCCGGATACTTTAATATGCTTTTCACACTTTCACCTTCCTTTGTTAAATCCTAATATTTCAGTTTCATTGTGTAATAATACGTACCGTTACACAGGTAAATAATTGTCCAATGCCTTCTGGATCGCCCAGGAGATAGGTCTGTCCTGCTGGTGACAGTAAGCTACCAGTTTCTCATACTGCTCCGGATCCATGCTGATATTCTCCCGGATGTTCTTCCGGATGTTCTTCTTACCTTCTTTCTTCGGTCTCGCCATACATATCTCCTTTCTGTTACACAAATTTTCCGATATTTCAGTTAACTTAACCAGCATATTAGCCTTAATCAAATCATATATAATATCCAGCGAATCTCTATGATCTCTGTATTTGCAATTTGGATTTTCATGTATTCGTGGATCATCGTCTTTCCAATCATTAACACAAAAAAGACAATTACTTACGAAAAGCATTTTGCACCCATTAGCAACGCACAAGTAGTAACATTCGCTTTTTCCTGCTATTCCTTTACAACGCTTAAATCCGTACTTTTCAAATTCTTTTGCTTCACAATTTGGTTTTAACATTTCCTACCTCCACTAAATCCTAATATTTCAGTTTAACTGCCTAATATTATCCTCAATAAATCCTTTCAGAGTAGAAAAACCTTTATTTTCTTCAATTCCTTTTCTTTTCAACTCTGCCTTTATAGTATCCATTTCCTCTTTTACTGACTGATATGCCAGTAACATTCCTTTTTTCATTTCATCATTCATTTTTTCTACCTCCACTAAATCCTAAATAATTTTCTAAAGATATTCTTTTTTGGCTTAATCACCTCGAAACACTTTTCTTTCCAGTCAAAAACATAATCCAAGTTGTATGAGCTGAAGCCAATATTGTAATACCGTTTTCCTACCTCTCTATATTTTATTTCAAAATAAGGTTTTTCTTTTTTTCCAGTGACAATTATTTCAATCTCACTCACTTTAATTTTTCCCATA